GTTTAACGCCTCAAAATGCAGGTGCTCCATATCACTAGACGCCGCACCTTTTAGATCGACGATGTTGTATTTCGAAGGCTCGAATGCGTTCTCGACGTAATCCTTGGTGACCACCGCGTTCTGGTCCATCTTCTTCAGCGAGGCGAGTGCACCTTCTTTGCCTTCCTTGGTAAGACCCTTCATGCCGTTAATCTGCTTGATGAAGTCACCAACCTTCTGCTTTTCAGGACCTTTAAGCTGCGAGGCGAGTACTGATGGTCGCAGGTTCAGATTACCAACGGGTTTGACCACCATACCGATCGGTATATTCTTAGTCGCGCGGACCAGTGGACCGGCAGCGGGTGCCAGATTAAGTGCACCTTCGATCGCGCCTTTGGTGTCTTTCGTTAACTGACGCGCAGTGCCGGTGCCATAAGTGAGTGGCGAGCCATAGTTGATGTTCTCAACGGTGCGAGTGAGCGCCGGTATCTGCAGCAGATCAGAAATCATCGCTGCTGGCGGGTTTTCGTAACCGAAAGGCTTTCGTGCGAATTCGTCGGCCTTGGACACTACACGGCCTAAGGCACCAAGCAGCGGGTATTGTTCAGCACGTGCGGTAAATTCGGCCATGATCAGATCGCGTATGGGTTAATGCGGCGCGGTTGCGTGTCATCGATGTACAAGTCGTCGTTATCCCGAGGCAGGTCAACCGTGATCAAACTCATATCACGCAAAAGGCGCAACGCCTGCGACGTGGTGTCTATTAAATCATCCCTTTCGCTTTCTGGGAAGGAGCATATCTGCGAGATGAGTTTTTCAGCCCAGTCCCGAGGCTGGCCACGCTTCAAGGTCGATTCAGGCACGTAAACACGGCCACGCTCGATGATGTTGGCGATCAGCGCCAGTCGCTGGGTCTTGTCTGCTCGACCGGGGTTGTACCCGCGAACAGGGATGCCGGAGCGTTGCAGGTCCTGAATGAGCGACAGCCCTGACGCCTTCTCTTCTATCAGCACCTGATCGACCTTCTTACCCGGATCACCGTACACCGAGTCGTACTCGTCGATCATTTTGCGTTTAAGGTCGGGGTAGATCATGAACTCTTCCCAACAGTCGATCAGCATGACCGACATGGGTTTATCATCCGATGGTCGAAACACGCCCCAGACCGAGCATGCCGTCGGGTCGTTGATCGTCTTGTCGGTGTAGGCAGGGTCGTACGATTGCAAGATATAGATGAACTCGGGAAATGGCTTGTCCGCCGACCAGAGACGGAACCACTCGCGTTTTACGATGCCGTAGTCTTCCGGATCGATAAGCTCGGCGTATAGCTCTTGCCGTCCGAGACGCGTTCCCTCGTACTCGGAGATGATTTCGTCACGAAAGGTCGGCGCGAGATTCGCGAAATTCTCGTGGGTGGTTCCCGTGGTCACGAGAGTACGTGGGTCGTCCACCAACTTGCGGATGATCGGGATCGGCTTGGGCGTGGTGGTCACGCAGCCTCGGGGCTTCTGGCCGAGACGCAGACCGAACATCAGGTTCGACCACACTGAGTCCGGATTCTTGTATTTCGCAAGTTCGTCGCACCAGAACAAGTCGTGCTGCGGACCGCGCAGCGCTTCGGGGTCGGCGTCAGAGTAAATGGTGGCGATCGCGCCGTTTGGCCATTCGAGGCGACGTTTGGACGGCACGAAATTCGGGCGGCAGCTGGGGTGCGAAATGGCCAAGATGCCGGATTCACCCTCGACCATCACGTCACGGGCGTCACCCGCGTCTTCAGCGATCAGCGCCACTCGACCTGCGAGACCGCGCTCGACATGCCAACGAACGAATTCGGCACCACAGCGCGTTTTGCCCCAGCCGCGACCGGCCAGAATCATCCAGATGGTCCACCAGTCCTCTTCGACCGGCACCTGCTGATTAGCCCGGCCCCACGTGTGCCAGTCGTAAAATAGCTCTATCGCTTCCTGATCGGAGAGTTCAGACACGAACTCGTCAAGGTTCGACGGGTCAATTATCGTCTGAGGCTTCTGCCTTTGCTTTCGCCCGGAGCCGCTCTGCAAGTTTGTCACGCAGTCCCTCTATATTGACGTTAGAGTCGATCGACCCTGAGTGATTTAGTGCGATTTCCTGCTTGCGGAATTTCGCATCGTAGCCCATAAGCGTGAACTGCAAAAGGGTATCCGAGAACTTCTTGACCGTTTCGCCGGTCTTCATGCCTTGGTGCACCAGAGGCTCGTCGTGACCGACC